TTGCTGATTACAATCTTACTTATCAGATGAATTTCAGTGAACTTGAACTTGAAGCAAAGCTTGTCAATATCGGTGTTTCTCGTAAGGAAGGTAATGACGGTATCTGGCGTACTGAATATGTTCTGTCATTCAACTGTGACCCGGATAAGGATATGATTAAATCCCTTGCACTTTATGTCAAGCGTAAGGAAACTGATCCTGAATCTGGTAAGAAGTTTGTCGCAACTTACCATACTGAACTCAGCGAACCGAAAATTGTTGTCTAATAAATAAGTATATGTTTGATTCTCAAAAGTTAAATTTCGAAAAGTTTTTATTAAGCTTCCGACATGGCATTTATGTATTCACAGATGATGCGTGTCATATCTGCCAAGACTATAAAGAATCAATATCATATATCAATAACGCCAATTTATATTTTGTTGAAGTTGTAACCGAACAGGAAAAAGATATTGTTAACGAAATGCTTGATCGTTCGGTTTTTCCGTTGACGGCTTGTTTTAAAGATAATAAGCTCGTATACGTCAAAGCAGGTCAGTTGTTTGATACTCAGTTGGAACAGATTATGTCTGACCTGAAAGAATTCGGTGACAAACCGTTGTCGGATGAGGAAATCACTAAGCGTATCGAAAAAGAAAAGACAAAATGTAAATTGGCTTATTATATGTTCACGAATACAGTGAAACCTGAAGTCAAGAAAGCAATTATTTCAAAGTCTATTGAATTTAACGAATTGCCGATTGACATCGATTCCATTGCGCCTGAACTTGACCTTGATAAACAAGAACATCTTTTTGAAGGACAATTACCGTTTGCTAAACTGGTAATCTTTAAAGATGGAGTATCTAACATGTTCTCAAACTTGGCAAACCGTTTAATGATTGCAGCAGCTGCTATCAAAGGTGAAAGTATGAGTTTTGATGTTAGAATGATAAATGACATTTTAGGAAATAGTGATGCTGGAAATAATACCGATAAGTAAACGTGAAGAAGATGTAGATGTAGATACCGACAAGAAATTTTATATCGATAATAGTATCGGTGATTCTATAGCTAAGAAATACAATTACGCAATCGAAAATATTGTTTTAAAATCGAATGAACAGAATATATGTTTCCGTCACAAGGATTCATATATTGCTGTTCCGTATGATATTGTTGAATATAAATTGACTAAACGTTTTGAAAACTATCGTATCGGTATTTGTGGATTGATTGGAACTAGTGCATTAGATAAGACTTGTACTTGGTGGTCCGGTGTTAAAAGTGCTGGCGGTAGAAAAACTTATGGCGAAGGCGCAATAATTCAAGGCGATATTACAAATAACTGCGGCCTTGTTGAATATCCAATGATTGAACATCCAGGTGTCTATGACCATCTTGCGACTGTAGACGGATGCTGTATGTTCTTCCCGCGTCGTGTATTTGAAGAAGGTTTACGTTTCGATGAAACACTTACGGATTATCATTTCTATGATACCGATATTTGTCTTCAATTACTTGAACGTGGCTATAAAGTTTCTACAATTGACCTAAAAGTAAAACATTATAGTGTCGGTAAACCGCCTGCAAATTTTGAAGATTTGAGAAAAGTATTTTTCGCTAAATGGGATAAGAAAGTCCATGGCGAATGGCCGATTTCAAGATTAAGTAAATTCTATAAGGATTAATATGAATAAAATTATTGAAGAATTTACAAATAATACTGATTATGAGCTTTTAGACTCCACAAAAAATTGCTATATTTTTAAGGTTAAAAGTATCAACATGAAGATGAAACTCGTTTTCGATGATACTAATCAAAATAAGATGAGTATAGAATTTGAGGAACTATAATGGCTAAGTCTAATCCGTTATTTGATACATTGAATTTTATTTGTACCAAACAGTATAAATGGGAAGAACTTCCGGAAGAATGTAGAAAAGGTTATTCACAGTTCATGATTAACCGTTTTATTAGTTCTTATGAATATCTTATTCCGCTTGCCAATGAGCTTTCTATCCAGAAACTGACAGATAAGCAACATTATACAATTCTTTATACTTGGGTTAAGAAGACTAAGCATTATTTTAACTATACTGCTTATAAAGTTGAAAAAGAAAATCCTGATTTGATGATTGCCATAAAGAAAGAATATAATATCGGAAATAAAGAAGCTAAACGATATAATAAATTATTGAATAACGAGCTTCGAGAAAAACTTCTTAAGAAATGGCATGATTACATAATTTTTGTGAATAGCAAAAAATAATAAAAGAGCGGATTACCGCTCTTTTATTTTTCGTATATAGTGGAATTAACCTGCAAGGGAATTGTAGAAAACCATTATAGCCTGTGCCAACTGGAGAACTCCATAGTCACGGGAAGTATAGTTCTTGATAAACTTATTGAAAGCTTTCGGAGAACATTTAGCACTATCCTGTGTAATAGATTCCGGCCGGTCAATATTTCCATCCTTGGCTTCAACGGTTTTAATAACCTGTTCGCATGCACCACGAATCGTCTGTTCCCAGGACTGATTCTGGTCGATTGCGTCATTCATTCGCTTAGTCTGGTCAAGATTGTCGTCGAAAGCATCCTTAATAGTAGTAATAAGGGAAGCAACAATATCGACCTGCGGCTTAATCGCGTCACGAATTTCAGCACGAATATCCTTAGCCGGAGCATCAGATGATGCATCCATATTATCAAGGTCGACATCTTCTACAACAATCTGAAAATCTTTTTCAGTGTTAGCTATGCTTTCGACCAGTTTTTCAAAATCTTCTTGAATCATTAGTTAACCTCTTATATATTTATATATTTCGTTTATCAGACTGTTTTTAGAACGGGTATCGATATAGGATGCATTTTGAGTTTTTGGTGTTCCAGCTTCTACTTTTGTACCTTCCGCTCCCTGTTGAGGATGCGCCGCAGTCTGATTACGGTGATCTTCCTGACCTTCCGGTGTATTCTTAAGTTTTTGCATTGCCTTACATACGCCAATCATACAACCAGCTAGAAGATAAATATCTCTATCGTCACCCTTAAGGTTCTTAGCCTTAGCACCGTAAACAATGTAATCCATCATACGCTTACAGCTCGATTCCAATGCCTTATAGATTTTATTGTCCTTATTCTGTGGATCTCCAATAACATTCTTTAAGACTGACTTAGGAAGGTTAGAATCATTTTCTGCCCTGGTTCCGAGACGGCCTTCAGCAATCTTCGTTTCCATTGCATTAAATTCCTTACCCTTTGTAATGTCAAACTTTGCATCCTTGATGTCCTTAGGAACCAATTCATTAAAGTCGAGCTTAGAAAGATTATCGTTATAAGTGTTGATAGCTGTTTCAACAGTATGACGCTTTTTCGTTCCGTCTACTTCTTGCTCAGTCTTCTGATCATTGTCATCATCATTTTCTGTAAGAAGTGGCGGCATGAACTTATTCATCACAATGAAATGTTCTTCCTTCTTCTTAGCAGCTTCAATTTTCTTCTTAGTCTGTTCGCCGATATACTTTGCAGTAGAAAGCGTAATCCAAAGCTTATTCAAAAATACCTGACTATTAGCTTCAGACTGTTTCTGCTTCAACCATTCATTACCTTTTCTGGTATTCTTATCTTTATCATTATAGATTCTGAAGCACTTTTCCCAAATTTCTTTTTCGATAGCTTCAACTTCTTTAATCTTATTACCGTACTCAGTAACCCACTGGTCGTTTTCTGCTGTATTTACGAATCCGTTAAGTTCGCTCGTTGTTTTCATAGCCTTACTGCTAGAATCCAAAAGCTTACCAAGTTCGTTCATTTCCTGTTCAAGTTCTTCGATAGTAAAGACACCGTTTTCGTTACGCTTTTTCTTTTCTTCTTCGTCTTTCTTCTTTGCCTCTTCTTCGTCACCGAATCCTTCAAGTTTAAATGCATTAGCAAGAGTCTTGAATTTATTTTCATCGGCATCTTCACCAAAGGCATAATCGAACGCAACAACGCCGTCAGTAATCGGGTTTATTTCTGTATGGTTGATGAATTCGTTAAGAGAATTGACGATAGTAGAGAAGTTCTTAATAATATCTTTCTGGTTCTTTTCCTTAGCCATACGCTTCAGAGAAGAAATGTCAAGTTTTGTATTATTGATATTAACACCGAACTGACGATAAAGTTCTACCAGGTTATGACCAGCCTTGGTTTCAATCCAGTCAAGATTTCCTTCTTTACCTTCACCCTTAGGAGTGCTTGCAGGTTCTTCCTTTTTATCATTCTTCTTTTCTTCAGTAGAACCTTCTTCACCGCCTTCAGGATCTTCATCTTCTTCGAATTCAACTTCTTCATTAACAAACGGATTCTTAATATTCAGCTTGAAAGAATCTGTTATTTCTTCACCAGACTCTTCTTCAGAACTACCTTCGTTAGAATCTTTCTTGTTATACATCTTAGCATACTGTTCCTTGGCTTCGTTTTCATCAAACATCTTGACAAGGAACGAATGAATATCAGCAATTTCACCAATATGTCCAGCTGCATTAGAATATTCATCAAGCAACATGTAATAGTTTTCAAGATTAACTTGAACCTGACTATTCTTTTTCTTCTTCAGTTTTTCAAGTTCTTCTTTTGCATTTGCAATTTCTTCCTTGACACTAGCTTGTTTCTTATTCTCTTCTTCTTCAGTAATAAGCTGTTTGATAGTGCGTGTATTAGGAATATTTACATAAGACTTAGTAGATTCAGAAGCATTCGGATTTTCAGCAGCACGACCCGCTTCAAGTTTCTTAATCTGTTCTTCGAACTTCTTTATCTTGGTTTCAATTTCTTTATCTTTATCTTCTTTCCACTTGTTATATTCAGGTTCCTTCTTAGTGAATCGAGCGATAGAATCAGCAAGTTCATTCAAAGAATCCTGAATTAAAGAAGTATTATTCTTATTGATAGTAGATACAGTTTTAAACTTGCCGTTAATAGTACCAATTTTACCTTCGCCAAGTAATTTATAGATTTTCGTAATTCCGAAAACAACACCAGCCATGTCAGCGCCTAAAGCATTGTTCTGCTTACCGTCCTTGGAATACTGGTCTGCGAGCTTACCGAAATCATCGCCTCGAGTAGTACCGAAAGAATGCATGATATTCTTATAGCCTTCAGCCATATCATCACAAAGCTTCTGATAAATCTTACCACCAGTTTCGATAGCGTCGAAAATCTTAAGAACTGTTTTACCAACACAGTTGAACATAGTCCATGGCTGGCCTTTAATATCCTTACAGAGCTGGTCCAGCATTTCATTATCGCGGATAAATCCGTTAGGACCGCCAGTACCCCAAGCCTTACCGTGACGCTTTACTTTCTTATGAGTAATCGGATCTTCTAATTCCTGAATGTCTGTCTTTCTTTCAAGTTCTTGTTGTTCGTTAACGCCTTTTTCAAAAGACGATTCCAATCTTTTATAACAAATATTATACTGCCTTGGATATTTCTTAGCAACGTTAGATGCCTGAATCAAAGCTTTCTTCATGTCATCGTTAACAAAATCAGCAACTTTTTTAGGAAGGTCAATGAAATCCTTAACGTTTTCATCATCATCTGCTTCCATAAGCATCGGAAGCAAAGCGGTAAACGAATCATAGAAAGATTCTTCTGTAGCTTCAATATCACCGTTTTTAGCTACAACATAAATCGTAAACTTCGCAGCATCAATCTGCATCTTTTCTTTAAGACGTACAAACTGTGCCAAGAATGCATCGTTTTCACCTTGTGAATCCGTAGCTGCACCGAAGCACTTCTGCATGATGTCCTGGAAATTTTCCTTGTTAATCTTTGTATTAACATCGGTCAATTTACTTACACACTTACCAGCACGGAAAACCATAGCCTTACCGAATGTTTCATAACGGTCCGGTAAATTTTCAACATACTGTAATTTTTCAGATCTCGGCTTAATAGCAGGATTAGAGACTTTCGGAATAAAGAAGTCCAAAATGAACCCTTGTTGCGAAGCATCACCAAGAGTTTCAGTAGCCTTCTTTAAAATACTTTCCCAAGTAGTCGGCTTAGGCGTCTTAATTGCCTTAATAATTTTTGCGAAAACTTCAGACGGTTTCTTACCCTTGTCTTCGTTGAATCGAATAATAGTTTCGCCCTTTCTAACCTTATCCCCGTCTTTTTCTTCAACACGGTAAATAAAACTACCGCTTCTATCATCAGAAAGTTTCGGTCTATGAATACGCGACAAGAACTTCTTAAGCTTTTCGTCACTATCGTAGATTTCTTCAGCTTCTTTGACAGCAACGCTCGGCGCTACTTCAATTTCTACAATTTCAGGCTTTTTTGCTTCGTATAAAAAATCGCTAAGTCTCATCTTTATCCTATTTTTACTTACATTATTTATAATATTTTCGAATGATTAAATAAAAAGACCGGCAATTCTGCCGGTCTGAGGTTATTATGAAAATCAATTACTTGTTTTCGTCGTCATCGTCGGTAATGCTTGCCATGATTTCATCGAAATTCACGTAATCATCATCGCCAACGTTCAAATCCTGTGTCGTGTCCTGATTATCGTCCATAACACTGATTTCTTCACCGAATGTTTCACCATCTTCACCATCTTCTGGTTCGACATCAGTTTCATCTTCAGTATCGAAATCGCCGTCAATAATCTGGTCGTCAATATCGTTGGTTTCAACGCTATCGTCAACAATGTTCAGACGTGCACCGCAATGAGGACAAATCGGGTTAGAGAGGTCAAGGTCATAGTATTCGTCTTCAGCAGCCGGATCTGCCTGCTTTTGACCGAGCAAATCATCAAGCTTAGTTTCGATAGTATCGAGACGGCCTTCAATGCTCGTATCGTCGGCAAGTTCGCCAGCGTCAACTAAAGAATTATCGACTTCACCATCGGTATCTTCTTCCTCTTCAGGTTCTTCCGTGGTAGTTTCTTCAGTTTCAGTAGATTCCGTATCTTCATCAGAATCTTCAGTTTCGGTTTCTGGTACCGCAGTATCTAAGGTCTCCTCATCCTCTTCGTTTTCGAGCAACCAGCTAGCAGCATCAAATGTATTATAATTACGTTTCATGGGTAAATTCCTTTTTATTATCTTATATATTTATAATTATTCTACGTTTTTCCCATATAGCCATAGGCTTTCAATGTTTGGAAAAGTTCATTTTCAATATAAAACGGTGATACTTCTATACCCTGATGCTTGACAATATTAGAAATCATATTTGCCTTCATCTTGATAATTTTCTTTAATTCTTTATTGACATAAATGAATCGCTCGCCGTAATCATTTACAATATTTCCAGCATCATCAACTTCTGGTTCATTGGATTCAAGCTCATCTTCGTAAATATTTCGTGCTTCTGTTTCTATGATTTCCAACAGATAGTCTGCAAGCTTATTCTCGTTTATAGACCTAGATTCTTTTATGGTATAAAGGTCGTCTCCGTCGAATTCATTTTTACTAGAATCGACTAAACGAACAGGTTTACCACAGCATGGACAAACCATACTGTCTATTTTTATGGATTTATCAGCACTGTTGCCGTGGTCAGCAATATCTGAATATCCGCCAAAATTATTTACGCCGTAATAATTGATTTCCATACATTATTTATAAATAATTTATGAAATCTATTTGGAATAATACATTCTATACAGCCCAACCAGCTCTTTCATGGGTCTATAGGCTTGATATGACAAATTATATTAAGTCTCTTTCATCTAATGAAGACCTTCTGAAAGAACAAGACGCAGATTTACTCAGCGAAGCCATTATAAGTGTAAGTCTAGGAAAACGTGAGAGTGAATTTGCTCCGATTTATTATGGCGGTGTCGAAAGCAAAGTCTTTACTCGTGCTAAAACATCTGATTCTTTTACAATAAGATTTAGCGAAAATAAGTATTTTGATGTAACTAATATATTTGAAAAACTTTATAATTTCGAAAATATGAACCAGAATTATCCGTTCAGTTCCAATACTGAAGGCAACGGAAATAATGTAAAGTATAACGATAATATTACAGAAGAACAACAATATACGAACTTTAATTCTAGGATTATAAAAATACAAATATTTGATCCTAACCTCTTACCAGATGATAGTAAATGGGATCCTGAAGGAAGTCCACGTTCACCGGTTGCAGAAATGGAATTCTATGGTTGTAAAATTGCAAGTCTAAGTGACATTGAATTCAGTTATGAAAGTACCGAAGCAATTAATCGTGATGTTACATTCTTCTATAATTACATGCTCTTTAATAGGAAAAAGAAAGGTTAATCTATGAAATCAATATTTACAAACACAAATATATTCAACCTTTCTGACCCACAAGGTGCATGGCTCTTTGAAGTTAATTTCTTCAATGATTCTGATAACTGTGCAGCCACAACATTGCAGGAAATTGTAGAAAAGTATCTTGTTCCTACTACTGTTACTTTACCAAGTTATCATACCGAAATCGTTACAAAGAAATGGTTCGGCTCAGAAAAATCATTCCCGGTAATTAGAACTTACGGCGGTGACTGTACAATGAATTTTGATGTCAGAAGTAATGTTGAAGATAACGATATGCTTTATTTACTCACTCAGGTAAATGCACTTAATCGTAATGAATCTGCTAAGCATAAAAATGCTTCTGAACAAGCTAAAAAGGCAGACGAAACTCGTAACAGTAGTACGATGGCTAGAAACTATATCATGTATCATCCAGAACTTGAAAATGTACATGACAGGAGTGACGGTGACCTCGAAGCTTTAAAATTCCATAAGATTCACGTTCGCCTTAAAAATAAAACTGTTGCTGCTGAAGATGAATCTCCAGGATTAAGTACGATTTTTGAATATAATAACTGTATAATTACAGAATTTGGTTTTAATGAAGATTTGGATTATACTAGTGAATCTAAGCTTACATGTAAAATGACTTTCCATTACGACTTATGGCACAAGCTCATATATCCGTATGAAAAGCCTAAGAAATAATAAAAAATCCTGCATTTTTGCAGGATTTTTAATTTAGTTAATTAATGTCCATTGATCAGCAGTGCCGTTATATGACAATTTACTATACTGAGAACCACCGGCGATTTTTTCAAAAGTACAGCCAAGCAATTCTCCGTCTTGAAGTGCATAACTTGTTTTTACATAATAACTAATTGATGCACCAGAACCGACGGAACCATTTATATAGATAACCATTGGAACATTTGGATTATTTGGAGTTACTGTAGTACCCCCACTTGAACCGCCCATAACTGCATATACACCGTATTGAAGCGTAGCATCAATGCCGCCTTCCACAGACCAGGTTGGGTCATCTGTACTCGAATCAACTTTAATACATTTTAAGCCGTTATATTTACAAGTACCACTGATTTTCATATAAGAGGTTGTAGTCGAACTATATTGACCACCAGTAGTAGATTTGCTAAACTTTACATAATAACTTGTTTTTGAACTAGAACTAGAACCATCATGTGATACGATAATTACGTCAAAAGCTTGCTTCGGCGCAGTTACAATCTCACCAGTAGAACTGTCAAGTGACAGTTTACCAACTGTAAGAGTATCTTCAGAATTAATTGTTAATGTATTATTTTCAGCGTTTTTTGCTAAAGCAATGCAAAAACCGGCTTTCAAGTCTAAAGGTATTACTGCCATTTAAAATTCTCCTAAATAAAAATGCAAAGGTTTTTAGCCTTTGCATTGCTAAAACCTTTATTATTTATAATTTAGATGTCATTAAAGTCTTTTGAGCCTGTCCTGACCTCTAAAATATCGACCAGCGTACCCAGTGTCTTCCCGTTAATTTCAGTAACAAGTTCGATTTCATCTGCAGTAGCTATATCATTTTCGAGTAGGCGATTATATGCTTCTTCGTAATCCATAATTTTTCCTCCCTGTAGGATTTATGCTTTATATATGAGGAAAAAATTGAAAAAATTGTAAAATAAATGCAGGTCAAAAGACCTGCATTTATCTATCCACGTTTGGATTTTAGGACATCCAGAATTCACCCTGGGTGCTTTCAAGACGAATCTGTTCAATACATGCATCATATTCTTCTTTATAGCTAGAATAGAGGCTATCTGCATTCAACTGACCGCCACCGGCAATCGTAATTGAATACTTTCTAAGGAAATTACACCATCTCATACCAGCCATAGCCACGACGAGCTTTCTAAACATGATGTCGTTAAAGATTTTTACAGAACGTTGGCGCTTATAGACTTCCATAATTCCTCTAACTGGGTGTCGAGGAGAAGGCCATATCGACAATTCCTTTTCTTTTTCGTTATAACGTACCTGATAAGACTCACCGAAATCGATTTTAGCCTGTTCAAGCCACATCAAAGCAGCGTTCCAGGAACCAAGAACATCACCGAAACCAGAACTGTTACCGTAACAAGCACCACGATAGATTGTCGAACTGTTCATACTCATAACGGAATCATAAAGGGCATTATGCGGCAAAGTGAACAATTCGTTAATATCGCCAATCCATGATGCAGTCTGGAAATCTACAACACTTTCTAGTTCTTGACAAATCTTATAATGTGTCTGTCCAGGAACAAGTTCCATAACCAGATAGTCACGATAGTTACCCATACCGTAATAATAACGCTGGACATAACGAACTGCGTCACCGATGATATAATTCAGCTGTTCATCGCTAATTTCGATACAGATAACCGGAGAACCAAGCATCATCTTGATGTAGTTTCTCATCTGAGCCATATTCTGAATTTCTGTAGACATCCTAACAGGGTCACAGTTCGGTGACGGAGGAGGAGGTTCTACAGGACGAGGTCTCGGAGGACCAGGCGGGAATGGGCTAGGACCAGGAGGCATAGGAGGTCTTGGCCCAGGTCCCGGAGGAATAGGACCAGGTGGAAACGGTTCAGGTCCAGGTCCATGAGGCACAGGCGGCTTCGGACCAGGAGGAATAGGTTTCAAACGGCCTCTATCAGAAGGAGGAGGCGGTGGCGGAGGAACAGGATGCGGAGGGAATCCGACCGGATCTCTACCTGGAAGTAAATTTTCTTCTATAATTTCGTTATCGAATGCCATAGATTATTTATAGTTTTTACTAAATTCCGAGAATTTGCTCTAATCTTCTGTAATCTTTAGCCAATACAATTTCTTCAAGTCGTGTTACAGTTCCGATATATTTAATGTAGCTAGGTGGAACATTCTGTGTAACATAACGTGCTGGATTTTCTGGACCATATTCTTGGTCATAATGTGTTTTAAGACCTTCCGGCAATCTTACTAAATAAACATACATACCGTAACCAGAAGCATTAAGACCTCGTAATAATGACCTAAATGTTGCAATAACTCTATCCTCGAAATTTTTAGCAGATTTCGTAAGATTTCCGGAAATATCTTCAAGCTTCCATAAGTATACACGCTTATTCGGATATAGAATTCCACGTTTCATTGTCCCGGAAATATCAATTTCAGGGTCTAATGAATCTTTAGCAATTAATCCATTGGATTTAATTTTAGATGGTCCTGCATTAGAAATGTGCAGATATAGATTGCTAAAATGTGCACCAGCAACATCATAGAATCCTTCATCATATCCATTAAGTTTCAAAAGGCTAACTTTATTTCCGCGAATGAACGATATATACCAGCCATACTTTTGAATCATCTTATCGAAGCCTGTCATCTTCATTCCATGATTTTCTAATTCTTCCAGAAGTGAATCACGGTCAATATAAAAGCTTGCAACACCGTAACTATGTTCCGGTTCCGATAAATAATTGATTAAGAACTCATCGTTATTATATAATACGTCTCTGAGTTTATAGGCAGGAATACACTGTTCTAGGAATTCATTCAATCTCATGCATTATTTATAAGAAAACCAGAAAAAGTCCATATTGTAAACTTTACGATTTACATAAAAATTACTATATTGTAGTACATGGTTGCGATAATGCACCCATAAAGAGGTTAATTATGAATACATTTATGAATGCGGGTACTTACGTTATGAACTGTAAGACCGGAAAGGCATATATGATTGCCACAGACACTATCCAGACTCGAAATCGCCGCCAGCTTACTGGTATGGAAATTCGTCGTCCGGAAGTTATCCAGATTTGTGTTTCCCATCTTCGTCGTCTCTCACACGAAGAAGCTCGTCTCTGCATCGAAGCAGAACGTATTTGCCGTGGTAAGCACAAGCGTTCCGTTAAGGATCGTGCAGTAATTCGTGCATGGCGTGAACTCCGTGCAAAGATGGCTGCTTAATTAGTAAGAACCGGCTATGGACTGTTATTTCATCAATAATCTAAACTTGCCCTATACAAATAGGGTTCGTAAAGGTGATCTTTACGATAAGTTTATTGATGAATATTTCGTCCCTGCAGATTTTGTCTGCATTGCCGGTGGTATATCGGAATTCGACGAGATTGAGTCCTCGTTTTTAATACGCCTCGCTCAAAGATACAGGGGCGTATTTTATGTTTATGGTGGTAGTGATATGAATTCCGATATACCGCTTGCTAATAAATTTGAAAATGTTAAGAATAGACTTCGTTGCCCACAGAAAACTAAATGTAATCCAGTTAGACTCGACGGTACTTGTACAGAACGTTTTGGAGTCAATATCGGCGGTGCTATGGGCTTTTCAATGCAAGAAAAAATTTCCTCCTGGAAGTGGTGGACGGACGATAAAATAAGTATATTTAGCGATGAAGTTTCACGGGTAGAAAACGTTATAAATACTACACCTACTCCTAATATTGTTATTACATACTATCATCCTGACGAAATGAATATTGATTATTCTGATATAAATATTTGGCATTATGGCAACAGCTCGGAAAAGAGCATTATAGAAAAAGACGGAAAAATTTTATTGACCAACGATTGCCATGCAAATTTTGCTAAATTTAACAAAGAAGATTTCCTATTAAAAGTATAGAGGTAACTAATGAAAGTTGTCGACTTTAATATTTTAGTCGAAGAAAATACGTCAATTAACAAGCTTGTTAGTGGTGGACTTGTTTTGCCGAATATCGGTACTTTGCCGATGGCTTATGGTCGTGTGGTCGGTATCGGTACTGGTCGTGTAAATAAGAAATTCAATCAGCATGTTTCTGTAAATCTTAATGTCGGTGACCTTATTGTTTACAATCCAGGTGTAGCTAAGCCTATTAAGCTTAAGAATGCCAAGGCTCCGGTTTTCAAGATGAAGCAGAATGAAGCTATTATGGTTCTCGAAGAAGATGGTGAGAACAATGTTGTCGGTGTAAAGAAAGTTCTTCAGAATTATATGCTCATCAAGCGTACAACTGATGATAAGGTTTCGCTTGGTGGTCTTGTTATTCCTGAAATCAAGCGTTCTATCGATAATATTTCCGGTACTGTCTTTATGCAGGGTCCAGGTACTTATAATCCTGAAACGAATACTGTTGTTCCGTGTCATTGCAACATTGGTGAAAAGGTTTCGTTTGCTGAAATGAGTTCCATTCAGATTACGCTTCCGATTAAGGGCGCTGATGGTAAGGTAACAAAGGAAAAATTCTACGAAGTTCCGGATTCTCTGGTAGACTTCGTATTTGATACAGACGAGAAAGGAAATATGAAATCTATTATCAAGATTAAGGATAAGCACGTACTCGTTACGCGTGATTCTAGTGAAAAGAAGACCTCTGCTGGCATTTATGTGCCAGAACTCGATACTGAAGGTCATTTGGTCGAAGCTGAAATTATTTTTGTCGGTGACGGTGTTGAACATTCCAAGGTTGGTGACCGTATTGTCTACATCGACGCTAAGGAAAACAATAAGGAATATAAGATTCCTGTTAAGACTGCTTCTGGTCTCTCTAGCAACAAGAAGTGCTATATGATTCCTGAAACAGATATTGAGGCATATCTGGAAGATGACGAAGCTCTCTAATTTAAAGAAGAATTTAGTGGACGGCCTAAAGTCGTCCAAACCAGTTTTGGTGATTTCTATAACGGGCGCGATTGTATATTCATTCGTTCTTGGCATTACTGGCCTATATGGCGATACAGTACAAAGTGCACTTATATATTTCGTCAAAAATATCTTGCCTTATCTGGGCATCGCTTTCGGTTATTTCCTTGTAATCTTTATCCCTATCAGGGTAATGCAGGCCAAGGAACGTAATCGACAAGACCTAACTAATTATTTAAATGAACAGAAACTTCAAGAACATACTGATAACGAAAAAGAGCTACAGAAGAAAATTCTTGAAGCATTAACTAAAGAGGAAACCATATGATTAATGGTCAGACACTTGAAGAAGAAATTAATAAGCCGAAGCATTACCGTTCTCATGAATCCGGAATTGAAGCAATCGAGGTCACTCGTTGGTTGAATTTTGATTTGGGTAATTGCTGGAAATATTGTATGCGTTATCGTGACAAGGGTACTCCTAAGAAGGATTTGGGAAAAGCTGTTTGGTATCTCAATGACTTTAAGGAACATTTCATTGACTATAAGAATGAATCTACATTCATTCATAAGATTCCGGAAGAAGTCATTACTAAGATGATTGCCATTTCTGACGCAGAACCGCGTGAGGAAATCAAGCATGTATTCGAACTTCTGATCATGATTACGACTCAGA